TTACGTACTACGTCGTATGTGTTAGAAATTTGAACTGTTTTGCGTGAGATTTGAGTGTAGTTACCTAATACTGTTGTTGCTGCTAATGTTGCGAATGAAGCGTCATCACCTTCAACTGAAGCATTAGTGTTTGCTGCTGCTAATGCGTCTGTTTGCCATTGATGGTATGTTTGACCTGCTGACATTCTTTTTGCCATTGATAACAATGGTGTGTCTTCTGGAGAAATATCAAAAATGATATCCTCGAATGACTCCGCTATACCTTTACCGGTATAACTATTGGTTGCTGATGTTGCCATGATTATGGTTTCCTTTGTAAATTAAAGCATGTTTTCTATAAGTTTTTGAGCTGCATCTGACTTACCAGTCTTACGTAATTGCTCACGTAATTGACGGTGGTTAGAGTTAGCTTCCGCTTTAGTATCTTTAGAACCAGGTTTCACTACTGGCTTAGCACTTGATACTTTTTTCTTTACAGTTGAATTCTGTTGTAATTTGCGCCATTGCATAGCGTCATGCAATACCTTTACGTGACGAGGGTCAACAATTGAGTTAAGTTCTGCATCTGAAAAACCATAATCCTTGCCAGTAGATAACAATGCTTGGTTAGTCTCAGGACTCCAATTTGGTATCTCTTTTGCTAGAATTTCTTTTCCTTTTGCTATCTTCTCAGACATCAATTGCGTTTGCTTCTGAACGACTTGTTGCTTTTTGGCTTCAAACTGTGAAACAAGTTGACTACGTTCTTGCTGTAGTTGGTTGTATGTAAAGAAAAGTTTTTGTGCTTCCACAAAGTCATTATCAGACAATTGTTGCCAATTCACGTTTGCATATTGGTTTAATTGTTGGTCTAATGATGTGATTTTTGCTACATCTTCAATTAAGACATTGTTAAGTTGCATTTGCTCTTGAAAGGCTTGCTCTTGAGCTTTTATACTCTCAGCATAGGCTTCTAGCTCTTTACGTTGTTCTGCTACTTGTTGTGTCTTTTGCGTGTAGTCTAAGCCTTGTTGTGCTAATGCTACGACTTCGTCTAGTGGCTTCTCAACATCTTCACCATTGACTTTAAGTTTAAGGATAGCTGGAACTTCATCTTGCGACTGTTCTTCTTCCTCAACCTCTTCATCTGGTTCTTCTGTTGCTTCTTCTGACTCTACTTCTTCAGTAGCTTCAGCCTCAGCTTCTAGTGGTGGTTGTTCTTTCTCTTCTTCTTGAACTTCAGGTGTAATTACATCTGATTCAATACTATCACCTAGCATAGCCTCTAATCGGCTTTGTGGTGACTGTTCTGGGACTTGGTCACTCATAGTTTTATTTCCTTGAAATTAGACAATAAAAAAGACTCCTAAGAGTCCTAAGTAGGCTTGTCCTTACCTAAATTCTTTTTGTGTAATATATTACACATTTTGCCTGTCAAAACGGTTTTCATTCAAAATACTGGAAAACTACTTCTGAATGAAACTAACCAAATACTTTAAATCTTGGTTTATCCGTTTGTATAGCTGCTAACTTACCTGTTTGCATCACGTCAGTAAGCTGTTTGTTGATTTGGTTTAGTAGTTGTAGTGCGATAACTAATTTGTTATGGGTCTTCTCATCACCTAGTGGACTGTTAGCCATACTAGCAATAAGACTTTCACGTACCTTATCCATAGCTTCTTTATAGATAGGGTTATCTAGTATCTGTGATGCTTGTTCGCCACGTTTAACTTCTTCTAATTGTTTAGTTGCCATACATCATCCCTGATTGAGCTTTGATTTGAGCAATAGCTAAATCTGTCTCTGCTTTAAGTTGAGCTTTAAATCGTTCTAGTTCTGCTTGAGCTACTATCTTCTCACGTTCAATGATTATATCATTCTTACTACGTTCTTGCTCTTGCATCATTTGTGCATCAGCTTTTTGTTGCTCAATCTGTAACTGACCTTGAATCATAATCTCAGCTTCTGAAGGTTGTTGTTGCTGACCTTCTTGCTCAGGCATATTAGCTGGATTAACCCAGAACTCTTCAGGATTCTTAAAGCCTGCATTCTGTGTAAGTTTAGCTAAAGCATTGTAAATCTTCTCTGGTGATGTAAGACCTGCACCAATAGCTTCTTTTTGCATATTAATGATAGACATGAGATGTGCTAATTGTTGGTCTTTATTACCTGCACCTAAGCCTACAGAGATAGATAAGTCTTTACGAGCTTTCCATTCTCTAGGGTCTACTTCTACCCATTTGTTACGTAAACGAATAATGTCTGGTTTAGTAAGCGTTGTTCTCACTAAGTAATGCACAAGTTTAAATAGTTCTTTTACACCTGTCTCAGCAAATGTTCTAGCTACTAACTCTATGCGTTGTTGAGACGCATTCATAATTTGTGCTACACCGGTAGCTGTCTTATTAAGACTGTTAGCATCTAATCCTTGATTGTAAGCTGTAATACCTGTTCTCTTCTCTTTCATAGAGTCCATGTATTCAACCATACCGAATGATGATGCTGGTAGTGGTGGATGTGATAAAGGCATAATGCCTGACATTGGGTCACCTTCTACACGAACAATACCACCTGGTCTTGACGTTAGCATATCGTCTAGGTTTACTCTGTCAGAGATAGCATAACGACCATTGTTAGCTAGATACATATTATCTAACTGACCACGAATAAGGGTAGACTTAATTAACTGAATGTCCATAGTCAAGTCAGCATAAGAACGACCAATATGTCTATGTGGCATAATCATAGGTGTGATACATGCGAAAGGAACATACTCGCATTTCTCTTTGTATAGGATTGTATTACCTAATACAACTACTCTATATCTTTCACCATCTAACTTAATGTATGTGTCTTTAACAAGAGCTTCTGCTGGAGCAACAGCTCTATCGTATTCTTCATCATAGATATCACGTGCATTAGACTCTTCTTCAAAAGTGTCTCTAATATCTGACATGATAGACTTGATATATTCTAGTGGCTTGTCAAATGCTTCAGCAATGCTAGCTAATTGCATGACTTCTCTATGTTGAACGAAAGTAGCGTCTTGTAAGTTAGGACCTGATACCTCTATAGATATCATCATGTTTTCAGGTGCTACGTTTTGAATCTTAATATCTGTCTTGTCCTCTGTAACCTTGAGCTTAACATCATGTAACATAGGTTGCATAACTGTAGCTGGGTCTACACCATTCATGGCTGCTTGCTGATAGATAACATCCATGTTAATAGATGGGTCAGGGTAAGCAGTATGTTCTAATACTTCTGTCTTCTCATCTGAAGCCAACATCTGTAGTTGTGCGTCAGATAGACCTTTATACTCGTATTCTTCTTCCTCTTCCTCTTCTTCAGCATAGACTTTTACATATCCGTTCTTAGATAGTAATGCGTCTTTAAACCATACGTAGAATACTTTAAACCCTTCGTTCTTTTCCATAACGACATGGTTTACATAATCTGTTTCTTGGTCTGCTGCTTCTTGGTCTTCAGGACCTTTAGGGTCAAACTGAACAACCTTATCACCTGCTACAAATACTTTTAAAAGCTGAGGGAGAGCTGACTCAATCGTGTCTTGAACGTCATAAGATACAACTTGTGAACGACCTTCTTCTTCGTTACCGAATGGTTGACCTAAATAGTAGTCAATCGCTTCTGCTCTGTCATCCGACAATGATGAGTCATTTACACCATAGGCAATAGATTCTTGTTGCTCTATCTGTGCAATGATTTCCATATCTTGTATCTTCATTAAACAATTCCTCTATTTGTATATTGTATTTTCTCTTTGCTCCATGACTCATTCTTCATAGATTCAATAGAGGTACATAAATATCTGAACGCATCTGCTCCATGAGAGAACTCATCATGTAGTGGCGCACCAGGTTCGTTGGTTGCAGAGTTTATACTTCTGCGATAATTCTTTAAACATTCAACAAGTCTTTGTGCTGACTTATCAAAGTATATACGGTGGAAGTTCATACGTGCTAACTTAATACCAGACTCTATGTCTGCTTTAGGCACGATACGTATATCCCATCCTAACTTCTTCATAATATCTTCTGCTGATATACCATGCTTAAAGTCTTTAGACTGTCCGTCATGTGGTAAGAACATTGTACCCCAGTTATAGGATAAGTTCTTTAGTTGTGCAGAATAGCTATCTAATGTTCTGTGGTCATCTTCTATATAACCAATGATGCGTAAGTCTGATATACCTTTTTGGCATAGGATAACTGACATGCTGTCGTTCCATCCTAAGTCCATAACTACATGAACCTTCATCATAGGGTCATAAGGTACAGTTGTTATACGGTTACCTTCTTGTGCTTCACGTATTTCATTAGAGTATATAGCACCATCTACAGCAGCCTTGCATTCACCTAACCATATGTTTGCATAGTCAGGGTTAGTCTTTTCACTATGCTGGCGTTCTATCTCAAGAACTTCGCTGAACCATGGATTATCCATGTAATTTAGTTTAACCACCTTAGCGTTCTCTGGTGGTGTTACGCAATAGCGCATGTATGTATCATCTGTATCAAGACCAGGATTAAATGATACCCATACCTCTGACTCTGGCTTACGTATAGTAGGAATAAGTATATCCCACGATTTGCGTGATATGGTCTGAGCTTCCTCACACCACACTCTGTCTATGCCCTCATAGCTCTTTATTGACTCTGCTGTGTTAGTAGCTAAACCTGTGAATACAAATAAACTACCGTTAAGACCACGTATCTCTGACTCTAATACTTCATAGAACTGACCTAAACCTAATGCTTGTATTTGGTCTGACAATAATTGGTGAACTGAGTTTTTAATACTACGCTGCACTTCTCGTGCGCATAATACACGCAATGGTTTATTAGCTGCTTGCAATAATAAAGCTCTAGCAAATCCCCATGACTTTCCACTTCCACGACCACCGTATGCTACTTTGTAGCGGTGATTCTCGAAAAGAAAATCTAATTTACTCGGAAACTGAGCTATCGTCTGGCTTGACAAAGATAATTCCTATCCCAGAAGGTAAGTCTTTACCATCTGCACCTGTTAATTCTTGAGTAGCTATAGCCTTACCATCTAATCTATCGCCTACTTCTTTCATAGCACCTAAATCACCTTCTGCTGCTTTCTCAAATAGCTTTTCAGCAATAACGTGTATGCGTTTGTAGTCTTCTTGTATAGCTAATTTCCTAATTGTATTTGCCCATATCCTATTGTTTTTATTAGAATTGGTATTGCCAAAAGGCGCTCCTACTTTAGGTTCTTTATCTTCTTCGTTTTCCATTGTTTTGCAACTCCTAATAGGTTGGTTGCCCTCTGTTTATTCTATTTGTTGTTTTAATTTTTCCCAGGCTGTATTTCTATCAATCTTAGCTTGTTCTAATATCTTTCTAAATTTTACAGCTTCATCACCATATAAATCACCGCTAATCTTATGTTTTTGCTGGTCATAAATTGGTTTATATTTTTCATACACATCTAATAATTGTTTTGGTACTAATTGGACCTCTGTAGAAGTTCCGTTTTTTAATCCTAATTGTACATGAATTGCTCTATATCCATCACCTTTTCCTGTATCATTAAGCCAATTATCTATCTTTAATACATTACCTCTTTTTTGTAAATCACCTAATACAGATTGAGCCTGTTCTAATTTATCTACTACCAATCTACCACCCAAATAATCTGATATTTCACTTGGAGCTTTGCCAGAGTTTAATTTTAACCCTATTTTGTAGTCATCTTTAATACGTGTTGTAGCTCTTCCTGGTTCTAAACCTAGAACATTGCTATAATTATCTAAAAACCCTTGTAAATTTTCTTTGTAAGGTAAAATATTTTGCTTGATTTCATTTAATGTGTTATAGTCTTGATATATCCCTTTATCAACCTTAGGAGATTGTATGGTAGGAAAGTTAATTAAACCAGTAGAACTATTAGTTGGTGTTAAATCATTAAGTGGGCGTGCTGTAGGTTTAGCAAACACAGAAAATGATGGCATAGCATCTGTTGTTTGGAACGCTTCATCAAAACGTTGGGATAAAGCAGTAGATATTCCAGTTGGTGATGTTGCAGGAGCTTTACCAATGCCTGACTCAGAAATTAAAGAACTAGGCATACCAGAATAATTGTTGCTTTGATTTAATAGACCTTCTGCTAATTGTTGTTCTTTATTTAACAAACCTGCAATTGGTCTAGCAACAGTTCTTGTTCCTACTTGAGCTGCTTTTGCAGCACCTGCTCCTAAAAATGGCAATGTTGCAACGTCTAGCATTCTTGTATCTGGTGTAAGTGTTCCTAAGCCACCTGTGGCTACATTACCACCTCTAAATGCTGGCATACCATAAGATACATCTTGTAAGTATTGTGGTGCTTGCTGTAATAATAAACCACCTAAACCACCTAAGTATGGCACATTAACTGTATTTAAAGCCTCTTGTCCTGAAGTAAGTGCATCAGCTAATAAACCTAACGCCTTTCTTCTAGGCGGTGCTTGTAAATACTCTGCCATGATATTGCAACTCCTTATAGGTTGGTTTCCCTTTATTGTTTATTGACTTAGTAAGCCTCTATAGTACATTTGTTCTATTATTCTTGGGTCTATATAGTTTTGTTGCATTGTCATACCAGGATTGAATAGGTTTTGTCTATATTGGTCTGCCATTGGACCTTTACCTGAAATAGGTGGTGTCATGTTACGTATCATCTCTGGCGTCATTCTCATAGGAGTGCCTTGTAATTCACGTGGACTTATTGCTGCACCTGTTTGACTTATTAGTTTTTGTGCTTGTAACTTCATAAACTCTTCAGGGCTTAAAGATGCACCAGTTTGTTGACCCAATAAACCTTGTTGAGCCATTTGACGAGCCATTAACTCTTGTTGAGTTGGTTGACCGCCTGACATAGCGTTTGTTATATAGTCTAAGAAGTTCATAATTTGCTTTCCTTGTTATTCCCTGTAAGAGGATATATCATTCTTTGGTATGTTTCCCACCATTCTTGACTATAGTCAGTATTCTGATAGTCTTTAAAGCATGGTGTGCCTAATGTGTGATGCACTAACTTAGCATCTGGGTTGTATTCGTATTCTGTCTCTAGCCAGTTCCATGTTTCGTCTAGCTTACCTACTTGTTCTTCAGGATACTTGAGCCATTCAAACCTGTGTAGGTATTTTCCTGTTTGTTCTTGTATAAATTTAGGTGTTAGCTGACGGTTTAACCAATGCGAGCAGTTCCATAACATAACGCTTGACCAGTTCTTTTTAGGATAGTCTTCGTTTTTTGCACCTAAGTACTTAACTGGATGCTTTGTTTTGTAACTGTGCTTAACGACCTTAATTGCTTCGTCATTATCAAAATTAGCTAGTATCTCTGCAATATCTGTGCGGCAAATCATATCACCATCTACGAATAGTGCGATACCTTTAAAGTTATTTAGGTATGGAACTAGAAAGCGTGAGTATATAAATGCGTTACTACCGTCTGTATGTGTTTCTTTGTAGTCTTTTAAAGTGTTTAGTGCTAATGGTGTAAAACTTACCGGTATAGATGACTTCTCTATAACTGACTGGCAAAAGTTATGATAAGCAATTGGTTCTACCTTGCCATCATATCCTACATATATATCTAGTTTTACCATTACTTCTTTTTGTTGCGTGAACTAATATTCTTTGCCTTTGCTTTTGCATCTGCTTTACTAGATGCTCCCCATGCTTTTAGGGATAGTAATAGTCTTGTTGGTTCACCGTTAGGTTTGCGTTCTGGTCCTGGCATATTACCCATACGAGCTAAGAATGATGCACGTCTAGGATTGTCCCCTGACTTTACTGGTGCTTTTAGATTGCCACCTGTTTCTTTATTGTAAGAGGCACGACCCTTAGCGTTAAGTCCGCCTTTAGGGTTCTTGCCTGCTTTCTTTTGCCAAACACTCATTTCTTTTTAGCTGTCTTTGCTGATTGTTTAAATGCCATAGCTGTAGGTGCGCCCTTTGTTCCTGGCTTTCTCATCTTCTCACCTGAACCTGCTTTTATTCTAGCACGTTTAGCAGCGAGATTTGCGTATAGACCTGGCTTATTTGCCACGTTTAGCTGCCTTTTTCATAGGCTTAGCTGCCATAGCTTTACCTGTTTTCTTTGCATACTCTTTCGCTTCTTTTTTTCCCTTAGCATCGTAAGAGAATTTTTTCATTCCGACCATTGGCATAATTATTTACCTTTCTTTTTAGATAGACCAGCTTCGCTAAGTGCGATTGCCAATCCTTGAGCTTTAGATTTTACTACTGGACCTTTTTTAGAACCACTATGCAACTTACCTGCTTTAAACTCTTTCATCACTTTGCTGATTTTTTTTGATGCTTTCGTCTTTGCTTTCATTATCTTTCCTTAACTTAATAAATCGGTGGTCATATCTGCAATCATTACACAGGCTATACTCGGTGAAGTCAAAAGGTTCACCGCATTGTTCGCAAATAGATAGTTTCATAAAAAGAAAAAGCCCAACCACGGAGAGAGTGCAGTCAGGCTTTTGTGGGATTACGTTATTAGTAGGCAGGAGTTGCCCATATAGGCGCTATTATAGCACGAAACAGTATTTCTGTTCAACAACATTATGCGTTTATTCGTCTTCCTGCTATTGTCAGTAAATTATCGTATGCCATATCTAATTGCCAATAAAAGGCTAATGGTGGTTTAGCACCTAAGTATTTAGCATAGATAGCATCTTGTTGTCCTTGTTCTAAGCTATGCACAATAGCGTGTATGGTTCTGACATTAGACATATCCTGGGCAGAACACATCTCTTCAAACGCTTCTGAAGTTGACTCACCACCGGATGACATGCCTATGCTTTTAGATGGATAACCCAAACGGTGATTATCCGACTTCATCCATAAAGCCCAATCCTCTAGGATGGACAATAAGCGTTCCATACTAATCATATTGTGTTAGCGTATAAGCTACGCTTTGCCCAAATGTTTCTTGTGTAGTTCTTTGTTGAAGGTTATGTTTAGCATCATCTGCGTTATGACTGATAACACCTTTTATCTGGTCTTCTGTGAAGTTTGCTGTGTGTCCAAATATACCTTGTAGTGGATGTGGCTGTGGAATGTAATAGTGCATAAGTCTATTATCTTTATCTTTGAATGCGTGTATGTGACCTTCCATCTTCATGGTCACAAGTAAATTTTTAATAGTATTGTAATTGCCATTTACATGTGCTGCTATATCTTTTATAGCTTTAGGCTCTGTAAGATAAGCTAGTATTTTATCTCTAATGTTCACGATATGTCCTTAACTTTACAGCTCCACTTTTTTGTTTTTGCATCCATGTGCCAACCGTGGACATGTATCAAAATATTTGCATCACGAACATAACCTACATTTTCATGGTCAGCTATTTTTTTAACTCTTGCAGACATATTGCTAGCAGTAGTAGTTTGTACGCATAGTATTTGATTTGGCTTTAAAGCTAAAATATCCCCAAACCCCCAAAGGTCTTGACGTATTCTTGCGTAATAATTGTAGTGTTCAGTAATCCAACAAAACCATCCATCTGCTCGTAACTGAGCCAAGCTCAACTGCGTTGGGCTAATCTTCGCCAAATTGTTCTCCATTAGGTTTACTTATGCCATCTTTAAATCTTTTCTCTACATTACCGGTAGACTTATTAAGTTCGTATTCATAAGCGTGTGGTGAAACGTCAGGACTGTTATTTTTCTTTTTAAATATCTTGTCCCAGTTATCTTGTGCTTCTTGTTCAGAAATTAACAATGGTCTTCTTCCAGAACCTTTACCCATTTATTTTACTCCTATCATGTCATGTTCAAAAAGATATTGCATAGTTTTTATATATGCCCTATTCCACATATCCCTACGTTCTTCTTTTGTTAGTTCCTTTCCATTGTCTAATTGAACATGGCACTCTACACATAATGCTGCACATAATGCGTCAGAATTTTTAAGACCCATACCCTTACCCTCGTTTCTATGAGCAGCACAAACCGTTTCAGATTGTATGCCACAATGTTGACAAGGTAACTGTCTTAATAATTTAGTGAGTTTCGTATTGCGGTAAACCATCTTGAAATGAACATCCATATTCGTTAGCAAATCTTAATACATTTTCAATAAGCTCAGCAAATTGAGCTGTATCTAAATCAGAAGTTGAAGGAACAACCACTACCGGTTGACCAGCTATTTCTTTAGCATATTTAAGGTATTTATATTTCATAAGCTCATGTAACTCATCTTTAGTATAACCTAAATAGTCTGATAATCCTTCAAGTAATGTCCAATATAAATCATTTTGGCTCAAATTTCTTATGGGTTTACGTTCAGTCACTTGCACTTTCCAAACTTTACTAAAATCAAGTTCTTTTAGTTTCGTTATTAAAATTGGTAAATTCATTCTTGTTAAGTTGAAATTGAACTTTATCATCTCTCCATCCTTTCGTTTTAAATATTTGTCCGTCTTTAGAAGTTGCTTTGTATTGAATGTCATCTCCAAATACTTTTTTGCATTGTTTGATAAATTCATTTATGGTCATGGTCTATCCCTGTAACGTAAAGATTTAGAATGAAACCATAAAGGAACAGAACCTTCCCATTCAAAATGCCTTTGCTTATTTACAGCCATAAATCCATCTGGAACTATCCTAGCATCTTCTTCAGTCAGTTTACCTTCCAATAAGTCTTTTTCTTTTTTCTTATTACGGTACACCGAAATACAATTGTCCGCTAGATTTGTTATTGTCGCAGAACCTGCCACGTCAAACTTACTAGGCGTGTGAGTGGTCTCGTCTATTGTTTTTCTGCTATGTGCGATTAAGTGAATGTGGACATTTAAATCGCGTGCAGCTATACAAAGCTGGTCAACAAATTTCTTCTGCCCATTGTAATCATCTTCATTTATAGAACACTTCATTAAACTATCTACCACGAAATGCTGAATACCTAACTGCTCAGCTCCATAGTAGATAACAGATAATACTGCTGTAGGATTTGTGCTGCCTAACTGGTCGTACAAAAATAATTTTCCAGTTGCATCATTGCAAAACTGAGTTATCGCTGTCTCTGTGGGTTCGTTAGTACCTACAGATTGACGGATATAGCGTGCTAGTGTACTCCTACAACTCATCTCAAAAGAACATATCATAACCTTGTAGTTCTCAATGAGTTTAAGCGTTACATAGCTCAAAAGCATTGATTTGCCATGTCCTGAATACCCCGACCAAATACTCGTCTCCCCTAAACGAAGTCTGAAATTCTCTGCTTTATCAAACGGAAGATACGCACCACTTTGTATTTCACCAGAAAAATATCCAATAGTAGACTCAATAAAAGTATCTGGACTCTTAATTTTACGGTACTCATCACTTTCTCTCCTAAAAAAATAATTCTTTATTTTATCCTCATTTACTATTAAGTTCTCTACTTTTTCATCTAATGACATATTTGGTAAGCCTCTCTCAATCTATTTACAGCTATCATTAATCTATCTTTATCTTCTTGTGGTAAGGTTTTTCCGTTAGCAACTTCTAGTCCAGCTAATGCTACAAGCAATGTTTCATTTGAAATAGCTTTTAAAACAGCATAAGGATTAAAAGGTTTTGAAACAGGTTTAAAATCACCTAAACGCTTTGGAACAATATCGTCAAATGTTAAACCTACAGCTCCCAATATATCATTAGCAGCACAACCTGCAAAGCAATGGATTAAAATTCTTTCATCTGGTAAATTTTTAATACTTAAAGATGCGGTTTTATCCTGGTGAGCTGGACATAAACATTGGTATTCATCTTTACCAGACCTGTAAGACTTTTCAAAGTAACTTAAGAAGTCATTTATATTCATGATAAAGCCTTAATAAAAGTTATCTTCTCTTCTAATATCTTCTTTTCTTTTCTCATATCATCTTCTATCTTCTCCTCTCTAGCATATTCCTTATATTCATTGTGTATAATTCCAGCTATGTCACCATCAAACCAATCCTTAAGGCTGTTTAACATAGAGGTAATATACTCTGGCTCTTTATGCAACCTAAAGCATACTTTTCTTAAGTCTGGAAGTTCTCCATTACGTTCAGATGCTAAACACCATAATTCAAATAGGGTTGATTTTTGGTCAGAATTAAGTTCATGCCAGTCAGGGTCGTTAATAATATCCCTGCCATAAACCTTAAACCAAATCATAGACGATTTGTTCTTAAAATGCTGAAACTTGCTCCAATTGCGGACTTTCATGGTTCTTCTCCTGTGGTTAAAATATTTCAAAAAACATTATCATAGCTAATTATCATTTGCAAGATATTTATTTAAAATTATTTGTATATATTTGTTATATAGCTATTGTATATTTTTTTGTACCTGATATAGTTCTGTTATCGCAATTAATTAACAAGGAGAGAAAAATGAAAAGTTACACAATGGCTCAAAAAACAGAAATGGCTAAGAGTGAATGTGCAAAGGTATACAAAGAAAATCCTAACATGGACTTAGATGAGCAAGAAGAGTTATGTTATTTGATTAAAGAGTTTATTTTTAACGAATTACCAACTGTTAAATAAGGAGAATGTTATGAAAGTTAATGTAGAAATTAGACAAGGTAATGGAGAAGATAATGGTTGTGTATATGTAACTATAGGTGATTGGGTTGTTTATCTTGACAATTCAACTGGAGAAAAAATTGTTGAGACTTGTGACCCAGAAACTCGTGCCAGACCTTTTTATAAATATGACCAAAGAATTTAATTAATACTAAATAAGGAGAATATATGAACTACGCAGAAGCTAAAAAATTAGTAGGAAATCAACCTACTTATGCACTAAGAAATATGGTTGTAGCTTTATCAACTATGCAATTCTTAAACACTTCAGCAGAGAATTTAAGACTAGAAGCTGCAAAAATAGTACTTAAAGGTGACCCAAACGATAAACCAGAACCATTTAAACAATACGCACTTACTGGCGGTCCTGGTGTTAAATCTATAGCAAATGGCAATACTTGGGCTGAAAGTGAGGTTGCGTAATGGAATATCCAGTAGGAACTAAATTTATGAGCATTGGTAAATACCCTAAAGAATGTACTGTAATAGACGTTTTAAAGACCTATAACAGCAACAATGAATTAATAGAGATAAACTATAATGCTGTACATAATTTCTTAGGGCAAGAAGTAATACAGAAATATTTGCCTGCAGCGTCAATAGCTAGGGGTATTTTTGAGCTAGAAAGAAAGTTAAAAAAAGATTAAAAAGGGTATTGTATTTATTTTTAATGTGTATATACTGTGTATATAGTAATTAAATAACAAGGAGAGAAAAAATGGTTGCTAAAAAAGAAAGATACATTCCAGCAGGTTATGTTCCACTAGCTATAGAAAACGCAGCAGACGTAGTAGTTTACACAAACAATGATAACGGTAAGTTTTCTGCCATTTGTTTTGCTGGCAAGGCTGTTAATCCTACTTGGTATTATTTGTTTAGAAGTGAAGAAGCTATGTTGGCTCAAGTTGCTAAGACTGTTAATAACAGAATTGCTAGAGCTGCGGAAGTTGCAAAATACAAAGCCGAAAGACTTGCTCCTACTGATTTAAAAGAAAATGACATTCTTTATTGCAGTTGGGGTTATGACCAGACTCAAGTTGACTTTTATAAAGTTAAAGAAATTGTAGGCAACAATAGAATTAAAATTGTGCCTATGACAGCAGTAGTTGCTAGAGAAAGCAAAGGTGCTTATTATATGGTAGCTGGTCAAGAAAAAGGTGAGCCAATGTTAAAAGTTGTAAATGGCAAACAAAATAGCGTTAAAATTACTAGCTTTTCAAATGCTTACCCTTGGGATGGTCAGCCTAGATATGAAACAGCTTTTGGATATGGTCACTAAAAAAGGCAAGATTTTTCTTGCCTTTCTTTTTTAACAGAGTATAGTGTTTATATAGACATTAATTAAGGAGAGTAAAATGAAAAACCAAATGATACAACAAGAAATTTTATATAAATTAAATGCAAAAGTTATTGGGCTTTATGGTTTGCCAACTGTCACAGATATTGTTGACAATTATGTAGTAGACTTGCCCAGAATGTATAAAAAAGTTTTTAATCAGGATTTTAAAGATGTTCCTATTAACAAGGAAAATGTTAATTTTTGGGCAAATGATGTACTTGGTATTTTAGGTGAGTTGGATATGCAAGCTGCAGATTATGCTCTTTTAAACGACCAATATTAAGGAGATTAAAATGAAATACGTTATTGTTCCTGTTCTTTTTTATGCGTATGCAGCTTTATGGCTTTATGTCATTTACCCTTATTTGATGACATTTGTATAATGAATAAATACTTATGGCTATTCCTTTTTATCTTTTGGGGGTATATAATATGGCGAATGGTTTAGAACAGATAGCAGATATTCTTAAACGATTGAATGAAGAAATTAAACTAGATAACGACAAATGGGAGAGAGCAAATGTCACAACAACAATTTTACGACCAGGTGATGATGGAACAACACCAGCAAGAATTACAACAACAGGAGAGGCAGATGACTAAACAAGGTGTAGTTAATATTAAAGGCAAGAACTATAAAACAGTAGCATTAAGAGTTCAGGAATTTAGAGAGCAGTTTCCTACTTATTTTCTTACTACTGAAATAGTTAAGATTGATGATGAACAATGTATTGTTAAGGCTTATGCAGGTGTTCACTTAGAAGGTGGTCAAGTACAAACATTTGCTACAGGTCATGCACAGGAGTTTAGAAAAGCATCACAAATCAATGGAACATCTTATGTAGAAAACTGTGAGACCTCTGCAATTGGTAGATGTTTAGCAGCTTTAGGATTAGGTGGCACAGAGTTTGCTTCAGCTAATGAAGTAGTTAATGCCATTCATCAACAAAATAATCCAGTAAAGTTAGTATCTAAAGAAGACTTCCTATGATTGAACAACGCACAGAAGAGTGGTTTCAGCAAAGATTAGGCAAGGTGACAGCATCCAGAATATCGGATGTTATCGCCAAAACTAAAACAGGCGTATCTACATCACGTCAAAACTACCTTGTCCAACTTGTATCAGAACGTCTTACAGGCAAGAAAGGCGATAGCTTTGTTAATCAAGCTATGTTAGATGGTATTGAAAGAGAAAGTGCTGCTAGGGAGCTTTATATGCGAACTAAAGGGGTATCTGTAACTGAGGTCGGTTTCTTTGACCATCCTGTTATTAAGAATAGTGGTGCTAGTCCTGACGGAGCTGTAAATGCAGAAGAAGAGGGTAAGTATGCAGGTCTTATAGAAATTAAATGCCCTATAGAAACAACCCATACTAATACGCTTATGAGTAAGTCAGTTCCTAGTAAGTATATACCACAGATACAATGGCAAATGGCTTCTGTAAGTCCTAATGTAAAATGGTGTGATTTTATCTCTTATAACCCAAATTTTCCTGATACAATGCAACTCTTTGTAGCTAGGGTTGAAAGAGATAATGATTACATAGCAGAATTAGAAGCAGAAGTAATTAAGTTCCTAGACGAAGTAGACCAAACAATTTTAAAACTAAAGGAGTAGTATATGGCTGAGTATAACAACACAAACACGTTTACATTAAACAAGAATGACAAAGGTGATAATCCTAAACGACCAGACTATCGTGGTAAGTTAAATGTAGATGGTATTGAGTTTACTTTATCAGGTTGGGTTAGAGAAGGTGCTAATGGTAAGTTTATTAGTGGTGCTGTAGCAATGGTAGCAACGGATGAAAGACTTAAACCTGCTGTTGAAGGTGCAGAAGAGGATGTTCCTTTCTAGGAGCATCCCCAATTGCTTATAACTATTTGTTCATTACGTACATAGTTACTTCAAAGCCAAAACGCATTTCTGTAGCTGCTGGAGTTGTCCACATGGTATTTATCCTTAAGTAATATATTATGCTTAATTGCACAATATAATGGAATTATACGCTTATGTGGGTTTGCTCGACACAGGATAATCATTAGAAAGGTATCATGGATATACATATTTCAGAACATGATGTACATTGTATAGCGACTGCTGTTTATACAGAAGTCAACATGCAATCACTAGAAGAAAAGCTAGGGGTTATTAATGTCATTATGAACAGAGTTAGGTCTAAAAGATTTGGTCGTGATGCTTGTGAAGTAGTTTATGCTAGGGGACAGTTTGTTGGTATAGAAAACATGATGAAAGCTAATGAAAAGAACATAGACCAAGAAGCATTACTTAAAACTAAGCTGCTTGTAATAGATACAGTACTTTTTAAAAAGCATGCAAACCCTGTAGGGAATAGTTTATACTTCCATGACGATAGTATAGATATGAAATATATCTGGAACAAAAAACCTAATGTTACAATTGGAAGGATGGTGTTTTACTAATGGCTAAAAAAGAACCTGTGGCATGGCTTTATGAGGAGTTTGATGTTAAGTCTGGTGACCTAAAGAAGTCTTATTTATGGTCATTTCATCCTAACCAGCTTTCATATTTAAACGACCTAAAGAATACAACGCATCATATTAAGATAACACCATTAGTTCCTGGTGAACCTGTAGAAGAATATAAAGGATTATCTAAGTACGATAGTAAGAAACTAACGGAGGCACATGGTGGACTCTAAACCACTTACTCAAGAAGAAATTATAAAGGTATATAAAGAAGCATTTGGATACGGTAGTCAGGTAATAACAATTGACAAGATATTTAGATTTGCTAGGCTTATAGAACAATTGCATGGAGTAAAAGATGTACACTAAACTAGATGACCAACGACAAGCAAAGTTTATTATAAGTTATATAGAAGCAAATCCTGGTTGCAGCATTAAAAGTATTGTGCAACAATGCGTTGTTTGTAGAACTAGATTAAAGTATTTAGAAAGCCAAGGATACTTTACTTTGCCAAAGTGGACTTACAATAACACATTGGATAAACGATTTAAGAATAGAAAATATGTATCTGTAACTGTAGGAAGGGAGTATGGCAGATGGCAAGAGCAGAAAAGATATTAGAAGTGGTAGTATGGTTGTTGATTGTTGGTGGTATGGGTTGGTTTTTTTATGGTTGTTATCAGTTAATTGATTTATTTTTTATAAGGGGATAAGAATGGTTGATTTAGTGAATAGACCACCGCATTACTTAGTGGGCGGTATAGAGGCAATAGATGTGATTAAAAGTCGTTTGACTAAAGAAGAGTATATTGGGTATCTAAAAGGATGTAAGCTCAAGTATGACTTACGTTATCCATTTAAAGATAATCCACAACAAGATTTAGAAAAGTCTGATTGGTATAAGAACAAGTTATTAGATGCTACTAAAGATGATGGAGTTGAAATTCCACCGGAACTAGAAGCTCAATTACAAAGGTTTGATGATGAGTAAAATCTATTGGATATTTATTGTGGTATTAGCTGCATTAGCTATTTGGGGAACAGAGAGGGCTATGGCTCAAACTACGACTATACTAGCACCAGATGGGTCTGTAACCGTCTGTCAGGTTGGTAGTAATGGTGTGATTATTTGTGTCTAATGGTATGCGTAATAGTCAAGCTACTCATGTAGATTTTGGCTTTTTGCGTGGAGCAATAAAAAGTAATCCTAAAGTAATACCTGTAAATTTAGACATGGTATATGAACATAAGGGTCATTTTTTATTTGCAGAATGGAAACGTGAAAACGAAGAAATTAGTGAAGGGCAAAAGATACTATTAAGAAACCTAGCAAAACTACATACAGTATTGCTAATTATTGGACATAGTGATGAAACATCAACCGAAGTAAAAGATTTTTATTGGGTTCGTGGGCTATATATGACTCATGTTGGAAAGGGTATAGACTCATTAAAAGATTATATAGATGATTGGTGGAACGAATATTAATCATCCATAGGTGTTAATTCACCATAGATAGCTAGTTCTTCACCACTAATTTCTATCATGCTATCGTCATCTAATGTGATGACTATAGTGCTATCGCCATGCAATGCTTCACAAGATACAATCACTCTGCCTAGCATGTGATTACAAATAATTTCTACTTCTGACCGTTGCATAATTGTCCTAAGAAACATGACCATTCCAACGCCCATTTTCTT